CCGGTCAAGACAAGATCGCTTTCGTGTTCTGTCAGAATCGAATGGCAAAACTCCATCCACCTGTTTACATAACCGAGCGTTTCGTCAGATTCCCATTGCTTTTGAGCAGCGTTTCTAAGTTCATAATTGAACTGGGTTTTTAAGTCGCTGACCAAGACCGTCCTTGCGCTACTCATCTAAGCACCTCCAACACACCATAAAACCGTTTTGTTTGATAAGCTCTGATTTTTCATTCGGCTGAAATCCGCACCGGTCGCAAATAAACCGCCTGGAAATCACATCGTCAAGGTCTGCTAACTCTTCACCCGTGAAGAAATCAGTGCCTAATATTCTCTCGCCTGAATATGCTGTATTGGTAATCCCTGCGTCATCTTCGTAAGGCACTATCACGCTGTTTTTATAAACTTCGTACATATTCAGCCCTTAAATAATGGAGTGCCGCCAACACTCCATATGGTTAAGAATCGGCCGCAGGTTTCATGATCCCCTGGGCGTTAAGTGCGTTTGAAACATAAACCTCACTGTAAGACATAGCGCTACCAGCAGGGCCAACAGTGTCTTTTTTCTGCATGATTCGCAGGTCGTGAACAAAACCGGTTGTGTCAGACTTTACAGATACGGAAAGGCCCGCTGTGGTATCATCGTTCTGGATAACACCCGGGCCAATTTCCATGAATGTAGAAGCTGCCGTTAATGCGTCAATAGCTGCACCTGAAAAATCACCCATAATGCAGAAATTCTTGACTTTGCTGAAATTTGAAGCGCCAGCGAAAATGATGCACTGAGTGTCAGACCCACCAGTCACGCCAAGGAAATCAAATCCATCAATGACAACATCATGGCAAGCTGCCGCAACTGAAACGGCGATAAGGAACTCTTTTGTAGCTGCGCCCTCTTCAAATCTCACATTCCGCATACGGAAACCGTCTGCCGAAGCTCCTACCGTCACACCGACAGATATACCGTTAGTGAAATCAGAATAAAACCTTACATTTTGGATTAGAACATTCGCGGCCGTGACTGAAACTGTAGCAGTTGCAGCCGTGGTGAATGTAAGGGTTGGGGTTAAAGATCCAGTGCCTAACCCGATAATCTGAACACCAGCCACATCAATTACGCAAGAGGTAGCCGCCGAAATGGTTTCAGCGTGTCCAGGCATCAGATAAATTCTATCCGCTTTTGATGCTGTGCATTTATCAAGAGCGTTATTTATAGAATCAATAGGCATATCCGGAGTCCCTTCATTCCCTGCAACCCCGGTTGTCGAATGAACAAAAATAGGTTTGCCGGTCGTCATGGGAATAGAACCATCGCCCATAACCGGAACCCCGAAACTCGCTATCCCGTTAGGGAAATTCGTCAAACTCATAATTCCCTCCTTTATGCTGCCGGGATAAGATACATTTGTCTCGGATCGTTAGCTTCAACGGATAACCGAGTGTAAATACTGAAAATGGTATCACCTGTGTCCGGATCTCCATGTCGCTGGACAACAGGTTTTTCACGGTCAAACCAGATTAAGCCGACATTCGGGTCCTTTTCGCCCATGACAAACCATCGTCCGTCAGTAATTAACGGCTCAACGATCAACTTCAATGACCGGCGACTTTTCAGAGTGTTGTTGGCATTGTTGGCGTTTTCGGCAACCATTGTTGATTCCAGAATTTTTGCCATCGTGAACTCATGGGTAGGCCCGCAAACAATAGCTCTCGCTTTGTTGTTGTACTGCTTGCCTCTATGGTCAACAATGGCTTCAAAGTTCTTGACTGCCGCTTCTACCGCCGCAGTGGTCGGAGCTGCCGCCGTTGCTACGTTTGACCATGTTGAACCATCAAGCCGGACGTGGTTGGATACGCACAATGCAAGCCCGTCGCCTGCGGTATGGTATGTCGTAGCTGCTGCGTTCATCAGGGGCCGTACAGCCAAAAGATGCCTTGTTGCTGCCGCTGATTCTCCCAGGTGCATGCCTGCCTGGCTCATGACATTATATTGATCATCTTCGATGGCTTCATGAGAAATCCGAACTGCAAGGGCATGGGCTTTGTGAACCCATCTTTTAATATGCCCCTGGATTCTGGCATCATATGTAAATGGGGTCCCTTCTGATTTTTCTCTGAGGTACCCGAACCCTGACATATAACTTGACTCTTCGTAAGGCTTTGTGCTTTTCCGAACGGTCATCAGCTCTTTCCAAGTTTCACCGTACCGAGAGAATGATTCCTTGGCTACGGCGAACAACCCTGGAACATAAATATTATTGAATCTACTTCTCGCTTCTGTCATTTCTCACTCCTTATGATGTTGCGTCTACGTTATTTTCTTGTCTGAGCACATGATTGTGAATTTCAACGATATATTCACCGTTTGCGCCCAATGCGTTATCAACCATTGGGGCAAGGGCGATAAGCCTGAATTGATCCGTAACCGCACCACTCACGGCGCTTGAATCTATTTCCATACCGGAAAGGTTGGTAACCGTGCTACCTGCGTGGGTGATTTTAAGATTCACGGTCCCACCCATATTGGCCTGTGTCAGCGTTCCGCCACCATCACATTGAGCGATAAACCGCTGATGAGGATCGTCTGCCACAAGTGCATACCAATCATAAGTAGAACTCGCCGGGTAATATCCGCCTTCTTTAATGCCGCCGTTGATGCACTCAAAGCCTACAATTGCGCCTAAAAGCTGATTCGTAGCTCCTGCTACCCCTTTGATAACATACCCGCCCGAAAGCGTGACCATATCACCGATATACAAAGCTGTAGCATAGGGAGTGCCCTCACTGCCCTGAATCCTATAAGCGGTAGGCGGTCTGACCCCTGCCATTTGCACCGGTGTAAATCCATGAGGATTATCCAAATTTGCCATTTTTAACTCCTTTTAATGTTATGTTTCACCGAAATCGTATTTTGCCCCTGGTGATACTTCCTGAACCGGAGATATAACTTTCCCGTGCGTGTCGGTTCCAGGGTTGTTGATCTTGTATGCCGGGGACACTGCCCCTAATGAATTGATATCTGCTACGGCAACGTCCTCCTTTATCCTGTCTGTCGGTTCTATTTTTTCATCAACCTTTTGGTTGAATCTTCTCAAAATATCTCTTTGCTCTGCTTCGTAAGCGTCACGATAACAAAAGGCCAGAATGTTCTGCCCCCGGTATGTGACCGCTCCGTCAGCTCCAAAATATCTATCTGGTGCATGTGAATGATTGTTGCGGGTAACGATTTCCCATTTACTACCTGAATACAGGTCTTTGTCTATGTCCTGGATGGACAGCCAAGCATATTCATATTCAGGCCCCCTTTTTAAATCTCTTGGGACATCCATCTCAATTTTTAAGTTTAGTTCGCTTGTGATCTCAACCCTGGGCGGTTCTTTTTTCGCCGTGGTAACATATGCGCTTACAAGCTGTTGTGTCGGTGTCAGTTTCGCCATACTCGGCATCTCTAATTTAACTTCTGGCTTCATCATTCACCCCCTAAAGCCGACAAAGAAGCGGCATAAGCTTCCGGCGTACAGTTAAGCCTTTCGCAAGCCTGTAACTGTTCAGCCGTCAGATTGATTTTTGATTTTGTCCCGGTTGGTTTTGAGCTGTGCATTGTCCCGGTGACAACCCTGGAAAGCCTGGCATTCTCTTCCTCAAGTTTTTTCACCTTGTCGTCTTCTTTGACGACTTCAACCTTTGCCGGTTCTTTGGGTTTCTTAAAATCAATGCCCTTCTGCTGGATGAATTTCTTTAAGGCCGTGGTCGCCTTTAGCGGCCCGTTGGGATCATTTTGATACCCGGTTGAAGGATCTCCAAAAATAGTGGCCCATGCTGTTCTTAGCTCTGGATATTTGTATTGACCGTTTTCCATTTCTGCGATTTCCGGAAAAACATCAGCCGACAGCGCCCACGAATCAGCATGAGCATTTTTTATCTGATTTTGATGATCTTTTTCTTTGCGCTCGTTTTCAAAAGAGGCTTTTTTTTCTTTGACGCTCCTCAGAGAGTCGTTATAGGCGATAATTGCCTCTGTGCAGCCCTGGTAATCATCTTCCCATTCAGCCGCCGTAAAAATAGGCTTTTCAGGCTCTTCGATGACCGGGTCAGGCTCTTTGGGTTTCATGAGCTTTTCCTGCATGGCCTGATTCTGAGCCATCAGCGTTTTGTTCTGCTCCGCCAAATCCTTGACAACCTTTAAGGTTTCAGCGAATTTATCAGGCTCGACAACTACCTTTTCAGGTTCTTTCTTAACCTCTTCCGCTTTGACTTCCGGTTCTTGTGGAGTTTCATCCTGTTCCTTCTCCGGTTCCTTTACTTGGACATCATCGAACCCGGCGAGCTCTGTCGGTTCATCATCATCCAGCATAAAAATTGTTGCTTTGTCCGCCATTGTCTTTACCCTTTTAATCTTATATTTCGTTTATAAAAAATCCCTGAACTCATAGACTTATAATGTTCACGGACTCCGTCTCGGAAAATCTTTTTAAAACTTTCGTCTTTGATGTTATCTTCAATCCTTTGAACCAGTTCCCTTAGAGCTTCGGCCTTGTCAAACGCATTAGACCGTAAAATGTCAGACTCATTGAATACACAATCGAAACTTAACTCATCGTGCATCTTGAACAGCTCATTTAAAACATCGTTAATTTCCATAATCACCGCCATGTTTATGCTTCATTAAATCCACCGATCTCTTCGACCACTTTGCCGACTACCTTGCTTTTATATCTCTCGTTGGCTCTATCAACCAGTTTCCTGTTTTCGTAAGGTGCCTCAACCTGCCTTTGGATTTCCTGACGTTCTATGTTGCCCTCTGCCTGTGTTTTTAGCTCCTGCTGTCTCATCTGCTGCTGTTTCTGCTGCATAAACTGTTGCACCATCTGCTGTAACGGTTGAGCGATCTCAGGGGCTTGAATCAATGCCTGTGATAACATCTCCCAGGCCGGGTTGATTCTCCGGTCAGTGTCCCTGATGCCGAATGCCTTATAAACGTCTTTGGCAAGCTGCGTCTGATCAACCATTGGAGCGCCTCTGAAGTTCTGTAACAGCGCAAGCTTTTCATTCCGATTGGTCATAGTGTTTGTTGAAGAGTCTGAAACGTCAATTGCGATATCATATTTGCCCTGTATCGCTGCCATATCTACCGGTTCAAACAACCATTTATTATCTTTAAATATTCTAATCTTGGAATCCATCGGGATGTTCTGAGCGTACAAAGACAAAGCGTCCGTCAAAAGCTCGGCGAATGTGTCCTGAACATGCTCCCCGGTATAGTTGTGCTTTATATTGCCCTCTTGCAGGATCATGTTCATGCCGCTTGCCGTGTCGCCGCCCTGACCTGTTGAGGCTGATCGTGTCCCGGCTGAATAGTCCATCAATGAAAGCGTGCGCTCGTAGAACGTCAGCAACAGCGTGATAAACTCGATGAACAGCCTGGATGCTGAAGACCGAGGCGGAAAGAATACGTTTGCATCCTTCGGAATCGGGATTCTTGCACCTGGATAAATCTCTTGTTTCTTACTGGCCACCATACCGGTTGAGGACTGATTAAAATATGAATAGGGGATGATATCAATCGTCCCGGCATCAATCATCTGGTTGTAAAGGTCATTCATCCCCTTTGAAAATTCTTTGATCTTGTGAGGTACGCCGGTCCCCATGCTCTCGTTCGATTTAGGATAAATCGTGAATCGGCGAATCGGTTTGTGCCCATGCCAATACACATCCCGAAGCTTCTGGTTTCTGACCTCTTCCCACGATGCATCGGCAAATGTGGCTATTCTCCATTCGCCTTCCCACTTCAGAAAACATTCATAGAGGTCGCACTCTTGGCCGTATAAGCTGTACTGTATCGACTTCCGGCTCTCATCATCATTAGTTTGACGCTGAGATCCCCTGACGAGGCGGTTTGAAATATTTTTATAAACACCCTGTTTTTGAAGTTCTTCAAGTTCTCTCAATGTCGGGGTGATTTTCCTGATAAACGGCTGCTCTTCCCATCTGTCATTGTGATCCGGAAAAAAACAATCTTCCAGCTTTAAGGCTTCAATCCGGACCTTAAAAGCCGTTTCGGTCTTTTCTTTGAATCCTTCCTTCTGGCCTCCTGGTTTCAGTCCCATTGCCATTAGAGTCTGCATTACCTGCTCAGGCGGTCCCTGGTTTGTAATGCCTGCCGGGAGTTCTACCTCGTTGCCTTCCTGGTCCAAAAAGATCGGCTGCGCGCCCCTCACCCGGTTGATAACTTCTTTTTCTTCCCAAATCAAAAGCACGTCTTTTGTTCCGTCCATTAACAGGTCATGGAATACCGGCTTCATGGCTTTTTTGATCTTCATGTTTTGGTGGACGGCCCATCCCATGAACTCCTTGACAGGCTCGATCTTGTCAATGTCATCTGCTCCGGTTGGCTTGATCTGGATAAAATCATCCTCTCCGATCAGTTTATTTACAAGCCTTGGCTCCAGGTTATCAACGGCTATGGCCTCAAGGCCCAGGGACTTGTTGGAAGAATCTTTGAATGGAAATGTCTTGGTCGGTCGGTCGTTATCGTAACGCTTGCGGCCCTCATTGATCTCTTTTAATTTCCGTGCCCGGTATGAGCTGCCGGAATACTCGATATAAAGCTGATGGCAATACTGGCCTATGGCGGTCGTTTTTTTGTCAACGTCCTGGTAATCGTCTTCCTCAAGTTTTATTTTATCAACCACCATAACCCTCATTCTTTGTTGTTGAATAATCCTTTTCCGGCTCCTGGTAGGGGCTTATTACATAGCTCATGATAACGTGATTAAAAGCATTGGCCGCCGGGTAGCTCTCCCAGGGCCTGGCCGCTTTTACCGTGTCTTTACCAGCGGATTGTAGGTCCCTTGTGATTAACGAAAACCCCGGGACCCTGCCCTTGTCGGGATTGCCCCACTCCCTAAACGCTCCGGGGATCTTGAGTAATCCTTTGCGTCCGTAAGCGTCAAGCGGAGCACGTGCGGCCTCAAATGAGGCATATTGACTCTCAAATCCATCAAATTCTGAGGCATCGTATAATCCTATGGTTGACACGTTTAGCCTGGTTAAAACCTGCTCAAGCTCCATCTCCGCCGATTCAAACGCTTTGGAGCAATCGGCGTACACAACAGAGCATTGCAGTAATCTCATGGTTTTAACCAGCGATAAAAACAAGGCTGTCTGATTGTGCGTCTCGTATTCCGCCAGTAATTCCATGGGGCGTTTGTCCTTGTGGCTAATCACCTGCCTTAAACCAAACACGCAATAATAACCCGGATTGTTGGCAGTCGGAAACGTCATCCCGGCCCGGCGATCAAGAAACATCTCAACCGTGGGAGCCTTGCCCTTGACTGCTATCTCCCGGCATAGGATGTGCCTATCTTGATAAAAACGGGCTGTCATTAATTGCGTAAAACCTCAAAAAAAATAACGTTTATTAAGGTGGCAAACAGGCCGGAGATATATGCAAATGCTGAAAACATAAATTAAGCGGCTCCTGAATAAAAAAGGTTTTCGCTCGGATCGTGAAACGATAAACACAGGGCATCCAATCTATTTGGACTCGGTACGCCTCTATCCCTCATGTGCTGCTTACTCTCTACACCTATTTTGCCAGCGCCGGTAATGATCCGCTTTGGCCTGCTGATCTCGGAAACTAAATCCGGATCATTGCAAAGCTTAATACAAACATCGTCCGGATGGTCCTTGATCCCATTGACACGCTCGTATGTCCGCTCAAACCTGCGCCTCAGTGACCACATGTTTTTCGCCCTGATATTACCGAACAAATCAGAATTTAGGCGGTCTGTATCCTCATATTTACCCGGCAAATCGGTAGACGCATTATGGACTCCGACATGTCTAACGGCCTCTTTGCTCAGGACATCAAGACTTTTTAGCTCGCCTTTGATACCAGCGCCCACGCCTGTGGCATCATAGACCAGCAAGGACACGCCTTTATCAAGCGCCTCCGCTCTTGCTTCCCTGGCTGTCTCGGTCGTGTCGCCCTTGTGCCAGTGTCGGCATGACTCAACGACAACCCCATGCCTGATAACCATGGCTTTACCGTCCTTGCCCTCGTCGTCAGGGTCCAGGCCCATCTGCCGGATTCCGGACGGTTTGATATCTATATTGATAGCTGCCTGCACCCATTTAGCCGGGATGAAAACACCCTCAACAGATGCGGCATAATCTCTATCAATCTCCTGTGCAAAAATATGCTCAAGGCCCTCTGCTACGGCCTTTTCACGCTTTTTATCATACCATGACTGGTCCTTGCGGGGATCGTCTCTCCAGTCGTGGACAAAAACACGGACAGCACCGCCGAACCTGCGCCGGTGGAATATGTTGCCCTCTCCATTTACTGATGAGATGTCCACCTGGCAGTCGGTGTTTTCCGACAGCGCCGCCTCGATCTTCTCGGGGCGCTCGTAGTGGGCAGACTCATCTTTAAAATAGATTGTGGTCCTGCCGCCTCGCCCAATGTTATCGCCACTCTCCCCGACGATTGCAGAACCATTATAGGGATGCAAAATCTTTAAAAACCCGGCGTGTTTGCGCTCATCATAGCCGGATGGCCGAAACTCAACAGGTAGCCCCCTGATGATAATCCTGATTTTTTCCATGATCGAATCTGATACGCCGATCCGGTCCACAAGATCTTCTTTCCGCGATCCAAATCCGATGGCCTGGCCGGAGTGGAACAGCCATCTATGAGCCGCCCAGGCGCATGATGCCCAAGTATAACCGCCATCACGAGCCTTTTCAACCAAACCGTTTTCTCGATCCGTTACCAGGGCATCCAACCACTGCAGATATTCTTTTTGTTTAGGAAACAGCAAAAAAGGCATGGTGGGCCGTGGTTGCCGGGGATCGTACGTGTTTACCCAATCGCATATAAAATCAATATTCCGGGTTTCGTAATATGCCAAAAGCCCCCCCAAAACTTTGCCTGTTTTATCGGCTCGGATGGCCCGGAGAGCATCTAACCGCCTGATATATATGTTTTTATCATCCCTATCCCAGGACACTTTTATATATCTCCTGTGCCTGCTGATCGGTTATATCATCTGATATATCTGGTATTGCCGGTTTGTTTAGATTGATATTGCTATCTGTTTGATCGACCCATTTATGATTGTTTTTGAGGTTAAAAATAACCCCGGCGACATTTGATTCAAACAATCTTTTTTCCGCGTATTGCTCGACCCGCCGCTTAGCATTTTTTATCGTGTGGTAGAATGGCTCTTTTGATGAGTATTGTATCAGTTGATGCCTGTCCAGGTCGCAGGCTATTGCCAGCCCTGTAGTTGTGTACGGTATGCCATTATCATCGCAATC